AGATAAATGTGAGGTCTGTTATACAGGGCAAAGAATTCCTTCACGATTGCTTTTTGATGTTCGTAACCCAATCCCCTTTCCCTGCGAATATTTTTCACAATCAATTTATCTTTATCCTTTTCCAGCACGACTATTGCCGTGTAATCGTAATCCTGCCTTACTCCCGTTCCCATTGTAAATGCAAAATCTACTCCCATGAAATATTTCTTTGTCGGGTCGCAACTGAATTCAAGTATCCTGCTCTCGTCGAAACTTTCTTTAATCAAATCGTAAGGAAAAAGCTGGTCTTCTGTTGAAATTGGATTGCACATCATTTCCCGAGCAAATGCAAGAGAATCAGCCAATCTCATTTTTTCCAAATCTTCTAAAGAATACAAATCTGGCAAAGCGGATTTTCCATCGATAATAGCTGGATATTTCTTGCTTATCCAATCGCTTCTCGATTGGAGAACATGAAGCAAATCTATTTCGCTTTTAGGAGTTCCGCACACAACAATCTTTCCTTTTTTTCTTTTCACAATAAACTGAATTGCATTGAAAAAAATAGAATGGTCTTGGTATTCTCCTGCTTCGTCGCAACCAACCCAATTCACGTGATAACCTCTTATGTTTTCTGTGTAAGTCCTGCAGAGAATCCTGCTTCTATTCTTTAACTCAATCTCTGTCTTGCTCCAACTCGCTTCACGAATATTGTCTGGAATGCTCGACCTGAGAAATTCATTTTCAAGCAACTTGTATCTTATCCTTTTCATTAATTCTACTGCCTGTTGTAAAGTATTGCTTATTACTATTCCCTGCCAATTTTTCTGCGTGAATGCTTTGAAAATCGGATAGCACACGAATAATGCTTCACTTTTGCCTGATGTTCTAAACGCCATAATGCTGACTTTATCATGCTTCTCTATTAGTTCAATCCATTCTTTCTGCATCCAATTAAGCTTCAGTCCTATTATGTTCTCTATGAACCATATCGGATTCTTCAGTTTGTCCTTTACTTTCTTCAGATATTCCTTTATCTCCTTCGCCTTCATCTTCCATAACAGAAGAAATAATCGTTGCGAAATCTTCTTCTTTTACTTCCTTTCTTTTCTTTCTTTCCTTTCTCGTTAGGGCTAATTCCCTTAACATGCCTCTTATTTCCTTTTGAGTTTTGTTGATGTAAGTCAAAACAGGAGATGGTTTTATGTCCGTGCCATCATCAACAAATCCGCTACCCATTACTTTGTATGCTCTCCTCACTCTTATTATGTCCATGATAAGCATTTCTAACTGCAGGATGTCCGCAACCGAGTAAAGATTGTATGCTTTCTGTAATGCCGTGTAGAGCTTTCTGTATATTTTCTTCTCTGTTTCCGTTAATTCAGGGTCGAATATTTTCAGGTGTTTCAGAGTTCTTTTTCCTTTTTCTTTATCTCCAGCCATTTTCCGTAGAGTATTGCCCAAGTTCTTCTTGGATTTCCGTATTTCTTTTCTAATTCTTCCTTGCTCAAGTTCTTTACATCTTCAGCCATCTGTTCAAGCTTCCGTTTAATCTTCATTTTCTTTCTATATAGAAAATATCTCTTAATCCACCAAATTAACATTCTTCCACCTCCTTTTCTGTTTTTTCAGTTTCTCGTAGAGGAATAGCAAATCTTTTTGAGAGTTAAAAACAAGCTTGATTTCTGCCATGTCTTCTGAATCAATGAAAATGATTTCTTTCTCGCCGAAACCGACAAGAACATCGTTCTGGAAAATAAACTCGTATTTTTTGTTATTCTTACCTTTCATTTGCGAAATTCCCTCTTTTCTATCCTTTCTAAATTGTTTCAAAGTGAAAGAAGTATATTAATCTTTTGATACACTATTCAGTAACATCTTGCTTTTTCACTTTCGAAAAATTAAAAAACTTTATATATGAATAAGCCTATACCAGTATAGAAAAAGATATACCTTTATCCAAAAAAGGTGATTGAGGAAGGATGGGTTTATTCGATATTTTTAGAAGCAAAAGCAGAAAAACTTCTTCTATTACAGAGCAAGGTCTCGGCTTGGTAGCTAAAGAAAGCGGCAAGGCATTCACAACACCAGAAACCGTAATGCCGACAAGACCAGATGATTATCCTAAAAACTGGCTGTTATACGAACAATACAGAAATGCATATCTCAACTTTCCTCTTGTCAGGGCTGCAATTGATATAACAACAGAGCAGGTTGTTCAGGAAATCCATTTCGAAACAACAAGAGAAGATAACAAAGATGATGAATGGATTAAACGCATGGAAAATTTCGCAGATAAATTCAACTTACAATCATGGTTTCGCAGAATCTGCAAACAGCTTCTTATATTCGGCGATGCTTTTGTCGAAGTAGTAAAACTTCTTAACAAAGGCATAAAAGAATTGAAGATTCTTAATCCGCAAACTATGGAAATAGTCAGAGACCCTTACGGCGATGTTATTTGTTATGTTCAGGTTGTCGGGGCAAAGAAAATCTGCTGGGGAAATCCGCCAAAAGAAGGCATTTATGCCAATGCAGAAAAAGTCGGAGATGTCGATGACATAGTCAATTTCAAATTCGACGTTATCGGCTCAGAAAAATGGGGAACAAGCATTATTCATTCTGTCTTGCCAATGCTCAGAATAAAAGAAGTTATTGAAAACAATCTGAAAACCATAGTTGAGAAATACGCCGTGCCGATGCTTGATTTCAGTATTGGCGATGAAAATCATCCGCCTACACAGCAAGACATAGAAGATTTCAAAAATGCTATCAAGAATATCAATTCAGAAACAGAATTAGTTCATTCTTATTTAGTCAAGGTTCAGACAATAGGTTTCGAAAGAAAAGCCCTAAACCTTGAACCTATCATAGAACATATTGAGAATCAAGTCATAACAGGCTTACAAGTTCCCGCTGTTTTGCTCGGCAGAAGTGCAAATATTGACAGGGCAGTTGCTGAAGTTCAGTTGAGAACTTTTACAAGACACGTAAAAGCAATCCAAAGAATCCTAAAGGAAATGTTTGAAGACAAAATCATGTATAAGCACATCGGCTGTCCGAAAACAGTTAAGCTCGTTTGGGGAACTGTAGAAGAAAGAGAAGCCGAAGCAAATATCGACATGATAAGAGGATTGGTCAAAGATGGCATAATCACTCCTCAAAAAGCAAACAGCTTACTGCCAAGACGCTATCACGAGAAGCTTCCAGAAAATCCAGTAAAGAAAGCCCGTCCTTCCCAATCCAAAGCTCCCGACACAATCAAGGACAATCCTACTGACCCTACAAAAACAACCCAATTAAGCGATGACGGAAAAAGACAGAACAGAACCGATGTTGCTGTGCCAATGGACGAAGAAACCCGCAAAAAAACCAAACAAAGCCTAAAATGATATTCAAATGTCCGATATGCAAAAGATTCCATGCGGTGAGGCCGTATGACAAACGAGATTATATTTGCGATAATGCATCAAGTCAGCACAAAGAATTTCAGGACATGGAGAAAAATATATTCACGCTCAATAACTGGAACTTCAACAAATTTTCAACAAGGGAAGATGTCTACCGAGATGTTACCATTATCAATCCTAACGTGCTACCAGAACACAACAGGTATCATGGAGGTAATGTCAAGAACTGGTAAAAATGCCAATCCATCCAGACTTTCAGAAAATCCTGAACAATTTTATCAAACAATACGGTCAAAAGAAAGGGAAACAAATCTATTATGCTTGGCTGAATAAAATGGGTTACGACGATACAAAACCGTTTCCGAAAGAACAATTGGGTATCGGCGGAACTGATGTTTGCGTGTGTCCTAATTGCGGTTATGAAATGCCTCACGAAAGAGGAACGCCATGCAGTCAAATCAAATGTCCGAAATGCGGGACGAAAATGGTTGGAAAAGGAATGCCTCATGGACTCGGCAAAGGAGGTGAGAACATGACCGTCAAAGTTATTGAAAATCAAAAGATTGAATGGAGAGAAAAACTTCAGGTTCTTGAAGTTCAGCAAACTGAAGGTAAAAAGAGACTCAAGGTAGGCGGAACTGCCTTGTATGAAACTGTTAGCAGAAATGGAAGAAAATACGTGGTAGAAGAAATCCAGAAAAACGATGGAAAAGAAGTAAAGATTTTCGTGGAACATAAAACAGAAGCTTCTCCTGTTGGCAAAGCACGATTAATGTTTGAAAACGGTAAACTCAAATTCGAAGGCTGGATTAAAAATACCGCACAGTATCCTGATTTAATCGAGAACGTTCAGGATGGTTTGTATGACGTGAGCATTGGAGCTGCGGGAACTCTTGTTCAGGAAAAAGAAGGCGATGCAGTCGTTTACAGAGTAAAAGGATTGGATATTAGAGAAATAAGTCTGGTCGGATTGGCTGGAGTTGATGGTGCAACTATTGAATATGCCATTGCTGAAAAATTCCAAGATAGTATAGAAGAACAAAGTTCAGAAAGCGTTGCATCTATTCTCGGAAGATTGCTAAAAATCATGGACAGAGTTTATACTTATGTCAAAAATAATGTAGATAATAAAGCAATAGTTGGTGAAACGAAAGACGTGCTGGACGGAATTGCTTTAGCATTGAAAAAATTGCGGGGTGAGGAAAATATGGAAACCAACATCGAAGAAGCAAAATTAACCTATGCACAAAGAAAGGCCCTACCAGCCTCAGCGTTTGTTTTCCCGAAAGAAAGAAAGTATCCTATTCACGACAGGGCTCACGCTATTAACGCATTGGCAAGAGTTCAGCAATTTGGAACACCAGAAGAAAAGAGAAAAGTCATTGCGGCGGTTTGCAGGAGATATCCTGACTTGCCAACATGCAAAGAAAGAAGAAAGAAAGCTTCAGAATCCGATTGTCCAGAATGTTATATTTATCTGGATGACCTGAATGAAAAGGCATACGATGAATTGATACAACAAATGATTGAGGAGGTGAAAAAGATGGAAGAATTTGAAAAACTCAAAAAAGAATACGAAGAACTCAAAAAGAAATTAGAAGAAAAGGAAAAGGCAGAGAAAACAGCAATCATAGAAGAATTGAAGAAATACAACCCTGACTTAGCAAACCTCGAGGAAAAAGACATAAACGAACTTAAGATTATGCTCGAATACGAGAAAAGATTGAAAGAAATAAGTGAAAAAGTCAAAGGTGCTGGAATTGTTGAACAAGAACAAACTGAACAACCAGAAGAAGAAAAGAAGGAAGAACCAAAAGACGAAGACGTAAAAGTCGAGGAAGCAGATGGTAAAACAGCAATAACAATGAGCGAAAAGTTCTGGAGAAAATTCAACGAGGAAATTCGAAACTCAATATACAGATAAACGAGGTGATATAAATGGCACAAGTCGGTTTTTTACTTTCGGACGAAGGTAGAACCTTAACAGTTTTGAACGATTCAACAACTTCAGCGATTACAGCAGGAGACATAGTTTATTGTATTGCAAATGACGACAAGTTCGGAACTACAGCATCAAGTGTATTAGGAAATTATAGTGCTGGAGATGTAAAGGTAAAAGCAGCTCATTGGAGCAATACTGCTTATAAGACAGTAATCGGTGTAGCATTGACCGATATTCCTGCAAACAGCTATGGAACTATTGCTTTGGAAGGTATTTTCCTCCATCCTGTTAGCGGAGACACAGAAGCAGGAGACCCTGTTCAGTTCAATGCTGGAACAGAGCAAAAGTTGATTAAAGTAACTGAACCTACGACAACTGTAACACAAGCTGCTGTGAATTCAATAAGGTCAAAGATTGGTAGAGCATTAACTGGTGGAAGTGCCGATGGTCAATATATACTCTGGAAATTAACATTATAAAGAGGTGATGAAAGATGCCAAGCCTACTCACAACTGATTCAAAAGATTCGACAAGTGCAACTGCTGGAAGCTCCACTGGTAGCTATTTGATACCACGAACTCTTTATTCCACTTTGATAAGAGCAGTAAGAAAGAAACTTGTATTGAGAGCTTTAGCGGCTTTTGTAATTGGTCCGAAAAACATTCGTGGTAGCAGTATTGATGTTCCTCTGCAAGAGGATACTATGAATGTTTATCAGGTTGGCGAAGGAGCAGAAATTCCTCTCAGCACAGAAAGCTATTCAAGCTTCAATGTAAAACCGTTGAAGTATGGATGCAGAATTCTCATAACTAAAGAATTAATAGAAGATGCAATGATTGACGTGATGGCTTATAACGTAG